GGCCCGTAAAGCCCCTGCCGGTGCTAGAATTTAGTGCCGACACCCCTACCTTTTATGGTAGGTCGCCGTATTCCGAGAGGATTGTCCACGTGTCTTCGCCGAAGTCCAAACTTACGAAGGAGCAACGATACCGCAGAGATAAGATGGCCGCAATTTATGGCCTTTACCAGGGACTTGGAATTGATTCCAGTCTTTGGTATCTCCGTGATTCGTTGAACTTCAAGTTTCGGGACAATCTCAGTACCACTAGAAAGTGGTCTGAGCGTTCCGGGGGCTTACAGCCCTGGAAAGCGAAGGACAACGTCTACCCGCAAAGGGAAGAGTTGTGGAGTTACAATAACCCGTTCTACCGCTATATCCTACGAGGCAACCAGTCTCCCCCAAAGGGGATTGGACGCTTCGAGGAGTGGTCTTACGCGTTTGCGAACTCCCGTGGAGTGGGTGGAGCTTTCCTAGTCAGAAAGCAGAGTATGATCCCGAACACCTCGATTTATTTCAAGGGTTCTAAGACCGTTGTTTATGACGGCCCGATGTTCATACTCGACGTCTGGAGTAGTAGCCCGGTGAAACCACCGAGCTTCGACACCAGCGCCACCCCCGTTTCATTTCTGAACGGTTTGGGTGCGACTGCGATTTCTCGCATTCTCCCCAACAATCCCAGCAGCAATTTGTCCACCTTCTTAGGTGAGCTACGCGAAGGTTTACCCTCCGTTTCGCTCCTCTCCATATATCAGGAGAGAACCCGCAACCTGGTGCAAAACGCAGGTGGCGAGTACCTCAACCTTGCTTTTGGTTGGAAACCCTTGGTCAACGACCTAAGGGGATTCGCCAAGCAAGTGAAGCACGCCCATAAGACACTGGAACAGTATCTTAAGGACGCGGAGAAGAAGATAAATCGCAGCTACCACTTTGATCCAGTGGTTAGTGTCTCCGTCTTTGACGGGGTCCGGTTTACAACCGGGTCGTCTATTACAGACTACACTCTACTGGAGGGCAAGGTTCAACGCTCCGAATCCATCGAAAGATGGGTTGAAGCGGCCTTTCGGTATCATATTCCTGGGGGCTCCTCAGCCCTTGAGAAGATGAAACATCAAGCCGACCAAGCGGATGTTTTGCTTGGACTCGACTTGACACCCGAGGTTCTTTGGAACCTCTCGCCGTGGTCTTGGATGCTTGATTGGATCGGTAATGTTGGAGATATTATGACTAACATCTCCAACCTCGGCCATGACGGCATGGTGATGCAGTATGCCTACATTATGGAGCACCGGACGGTGCAAGACCATATGGTAGGCGCGAAATTCGGCGCTGCCGGACTCGCGACTCTTGACGTTTCTTACGAGACGAAAAGGAGACATCCTGCTTCCCCGTACGGTTTCGGCTTGCGGTATGAGGATTTAACCCCTCAGCAGCAAGCGATCCTACTGGCACTCGGCATGAGCCGGGCTCCCAGATAACTAGGATCAACTGGATGGCGGTACAGAAACCCGCCTCCGGTCTGCAGCAATCCAGCTGCAGACATTCCCACCTGTCAAGGAATGCAATAACATGGCCTTCGCCGATCCACAGTCAGTCACGATCAATGCGGTTGCTAACTCGCTTCCGCGTGTTAGCTCGGGAATCAATTCCGGCGTCTTTTCCAAGGACGACGGTACCGTCAAGCTGACGGTTTCCCACCAGTACGGCAAGCGTAATCGCCGTACGGTCCGCGTTGACCACCAGAAGATTGTCCCTGACCCGCTGGTCAGCTCCACCAATGTCCGGGCTTCTATGTCTGTCTACATCGTAGCAGACATCCCGGCCAATGGGGCTTACACAGTGGCAGAGGCGAAGCAGATTGTGGATGCCCTCACGGGTTACCTCACTGCTTCTTCTGGTGCTCGCACCACCCAGTTGCTGGGTGGCGAGAACTGACTCATGATCAAGCGAATGTCAGACAGGACACAGTATCACCTCTATTAGGAGGATCTGTTGAAAAGCCTGACATTGCTCTGGCAGAAGGTCGCTCAAGACATGAGCGACCTGTGCGGCACTAGCACCACGAACGACTATAGAACGGTCGTTCGTCGCGTCGAAGCTGAGGGGTTGTCGTTTCTCACGATTACCCTCCCTAACTTCGCAAAAGACCTCCAAAAAGGTCTTGAACGAGGTTATGTGGCTCACGACCTCTTTGCCGGTTTCCGGTTTAGAGGCGGTCTCCCCTGTTTTCTCGGGGGTTTCCTTGAGCACATCTTCGACCGTCGAAGTGGTTGGATCCTTCAGGACCCCTCTTCCGATTGTGTACTCGCCGTTCGACAGCTAACGCTGCTATACGGAAAGATGGAACTAGCATGCACAGATGCACGCCGGTCCAACGCAATCAAGGAGTACCTGAATTGTGAACAGGAAGTCAAGGAGTATGACTCACGATTCTTCTCGGACCCCAACTCGCAAGAGCTGGATATTCTTGAAGATTTTCATCGTGTGTCTCTACTTCTCTTCGGTGACGTTCTATCCGCTCTGGATTTTGACATCCATAACGGGGATATCGTCCCGAAACACGGACCAGGTTCTACTGCTGACAAGCTTTCTGGAAATCAGAAGCTGACTCAGACAGAATGGCCTGACCGCCTAGAGGAGGAATTTGCGTACATAGAGTACGCTCTCCCCTCCTTGCGGTACCACCAAATGGTCGACCGTGTGACTTTCCTGACCCCGGAACAGGAACGACCCGTAAGGGTTATCACTGTCCCGAAGACGCTGAAGACACCCAGAATCATTGCCATCGAACCTACTGCTATGCAATACATGCAGCAGGCAATAATGGAATGTCTCTGTGAGTACCTGGAAACTGATATCCTGCAAAACAGGACGTCGGCGATCCGTGGTATGATCGGCTTTCGCAGCCAGGAACCTAACCAGTTCCTCGCTCTTAAGGGCTCCCAAGAAGGGATCCTCGCCACACTCGATCTGAGTGAGGCTTCCGATCGTGTCTCCAATCAGTTGGTCCAGCTTCTGCTCGACCGGTACCCACACGTTAATCGTGGTGTACAGGCTTGCAGGAGTCGGAAAGCTGATGTGGATGGGCAAGTTATTCGCCTTTCCAAGTTCGCGTCGATGGGTTCTGCTTTGACCTTTCCGATTGAGGCGATGGTGTTCCTCACCGCCGTCTTCGTTGGGATACAAAGGCAGATTCAGAAACCGCTATCTCGAGCGATTATCAAATCGTTTCGAGACGAGGTGCGCATCTTCGGGGATGACATCATTGTTCCCGTAGATTACGTGCAATCCGTGATTGGTGCACTCGAAGATTTTGGTCTGAGAGTAAACACCAGCAAGTCTTTCTGGAATGGAAGATTCCGTGAGTCTTGCGGTAAGGACTATTTCGCCGGCGATGACGTTTCAGTCATCAGATGCCGAGAATTGCTCCCTACCTCGCGGAAGGACGTTTCGGAGATTGTTTCCACGGTGTCCCTTCGTAACCACATGTTTATGAGTGGTAACTGGAGGACAGCGAGACACTTGGATGGACTGCTGACGGATATTCTCCGTCACTTCCCTGCAGTCTTACCGACATCTCCTGCGCTCGGACGCATATCTTCTCTGGGTTACGACTCCCAAAAGGAAGATAAGCGACTTCATAAGCCTTTGGTTAAGGCTTATGTTGTGTCGGCTACCATACCCGAAAACGGGGTTGATGGAGCTGATGCCTTGCTGAAGTGGTTCCTCAAGCGTGGCACCGAACCGTTTGCTGCGCTGGACCACTTGGAACGCTCGGGGCGCCCTGAAGCCCTGCACATCAATTCAGGATGGTATTCTGCGGTCTAACCGACCGTAGGATGTTCCGACGTCACGTCGGATCGAGGGAGCTCTGAGGAGCACCTCGGGGGCCTAGCCCCTGGGATCTGCACTTCGCTGTGC